CGTCGATGTCCTTGATGGGATGGTCGATGATGAAATTCCGCACCGCGCCACCCACCACGTAGGTGTCTCGGGATACCCCCAGTTTCCTGGTGGCCTCAGAAAGCCACTTCATCAGGGCGATGCTCCGCGCATGGGTACTCGCGTACACAGCCCATGTGGCTTTCTTGTGCAACCACATCTCAGATACCTTGTAGAAGCTCGGGCCAAACCTGATCTTGTGGAGCTTCGGGAGCCCCCAGACTTCCATGCCCTTGAAGTCCCACGTTCCCTGGGGCACGTCACCATCCCAGTCGGGGTGGTCAATCCCAGGCATGTAACCCAACGTGACGTGGGGCTTGTACTCGGGGAACGAATCCTCAACTTCGATGCCGCCTTCGATCAAGGCTTGCTTGACGCGATGGCGCATCCCCGAAAGGTCTTTGTCGAAATCGACTTGGACATGAGCCACTCGCCGGTCTTTGTCGGGATGCTCAAAATGGGCTAGATCTCCCAGAGTGGCTGTGACTTTCGGCCACCACTTGCCATGGACATCCCGGAGTGTCTGGATCAGATGCTTCTGCTGGGCTTCGTCCTTGATGTCACCGATGTAGAGGAACGTGACGTGAGAAGGAGACGTGTCTTCCTCACCCAGCGACGGGAACTGTTTAGCGAGTCGTGCTGGAAGCGGGATGAACAGACCGACGGACTCTCCGCCCCACTCCTTCTTGCCCTCGGCCTTCGCCTTCTTCGTCTCGGGGTACTCACCGTATTTGTCACCAACGGTGCCGTTGGGAACCTTCCGTTCCCTCACGATGTCCAACGGCATCCAATCGTCTTCGCCCTCGGTGGCTTCGTTCTCTTTGACCCACTTGTCGTGGCATTTCTGACAATGCCAAGCGCGCCCACGACCATCCGCCCAAATGCACTCAACCTCGGGTGCTTTGGAGCATTTGTCGCCCATGCACTTGCTGAAAGCCGCTCCTTTGGCGAAATGGAGCTTGGCGACGCGTTTGTGAAGATGGCGCACAGAGAGCCCTTGCTAGAGGGCTCTCCATAGCCCTTTTACCGAAGTTGGGGCTATTCGCCCTTCAGGTCGGCGAGTTCCGCTTCAAGCTCAGCAATACGTTGAATCCTGTGCTGTTCTTGGAGTTCTGCTCGACCCGCCCGAATCTCAGCTTGGGCTTCGTCCAAAGTCTGAATCCTCATCTTGCGGCCACCCGTCCTGGGAGGCGGAACCTGATCTGGGGGCACAGGAATGAATGGACCGGTCAAGTTCCTTGGGTCGGCTGGAACGGTGACACCACCCATGTCCTCTTGAGGAGGCCCTCCGTGATATGCCCCCCGATCCGGGAACTCCTCGGCGATACGGTGGCCTTCTCGGGCTTGGGCCATCTGCCGGGCAATGATTCCCTCAGTAGGAGCCAGGCGTTCGACGATGTGCTCCTCGGGCTCCATGTCCCCAGGAAGCGCGGAGATGCGCTGGTCTTCGACTTCCAGTGTTTCGTCAGGATCAATCATCAGAACCGCCCCTCCTCTTCCTTCTTCTCCACGTATTCCAAACCAAGCCGTTCGGCGATGATCTCGGCGATGTTGGTGTTTTCCGCCAAAGCGTCTCCCATCCGGCCGTAGAGTCCCCGGAGCACTTCGTTGAACTGGGCGTCGCTGAATGTGGCGAAATCCTTTTGGAGCCGTTCTGAAACAGTTACAGGATCGATGTTGAGCAAGTCGAGGATGGTTTCGATGTCCAGCGAGCCCTTCTGGTAAAGCTGGAACAGGGCATCGAAAGTGTCCTGGTTGTCCCGAAGCGCGAGTCGCGTGAAACTGAGCCGGGGGAAGATCACGACCTCGTTGCCATCTTCGTCGTCTTCGACAAACCCCATCCGCTTGCACATGGGCTTGAAGAAGTTTTCCTCGACGAGATTCTGGACGAGTTCCCGCATCAGCATGTAGCGGGTGTTGATGACTTCCAGGTTGATGCGATCGCCACTGTAGCTGGACTCACCGTTGAGCAAAGACTCCGTGACACCCAAGCCAGCGTAAAGCTGCCGTGCCACCAAGTCGTACTCGCCGGATAGTTCCAGGAGTCGCCCGTTGGAGTTCATCTCTTCCCAGGTGACTTGGAAGTTCGTGACGATGGAGTAGTCCGGGTCCTGAAGCGCCAGATCGATCTGGTCGCGCAGGGTCTCCGTGTCATTCTCATCCATGCCTTCGGCGTAGACCAACCTGATAGGCGTCATGTGCCGAGAAGCGATGCTGGTCTGGGCCTGGCGCAGCTTGTCGAAGTAAACGATGGTCCGCATACACCGCTGGAGAATTGAATGTCCTCGCGGTTCGTACTGGGACTTCTTGTTCGCCATATAGTGAACGAAGGAGCCGGCGTCTGGATCGGTGTTGAGAGGGATGTTCTCGCCCGACCGGATGGCCTTGACCACCGTGGGGTCCATTCCCTCGACCACTTTGGCTGCTCGCTCGTCCCCCTGATCTGCCATGTTGATCAGGTTGTTGGTCTTCGCATCGGGGATGAGTTCGATGAGGAAATCATCCGTGAACGGGAAGGTCTCGATGTGGACCTGCTCGGGAGGCAGGATACGAACCTTCGTCCACCCAACGTAGTTCTTCTTGAGCCACTGGATGGCCTCTTCGATGGCGGCTTCGTCTTCGCGTACCACCCACTCTTCCGAGAGACTCCCGTCTTCTTCGACCTTGCGGATGACTTTGTGGGTGATCTCCCGGGGCATCTCCGGGTTGTTGTCCTCACAGAAGATGTAGACCTCTCCGATGAGATAGAACTCGTGGACGATCTCCAGAAGTCGCTGAAGGAGGCCGATCTTGTTGACCCACTTTTCGCAGAATCTCAGGCTGGCGTCGGCGAGCTTGTTGTTCTCCGCTTTGGGTCGTGCAAGACGAACCTTGGATAGTGGAAGCTCCGTATGCAGGTCGATGGCCTGCCCGACGAACGGCTCGTTGTTGTAGAAGAACCGATAGTAGTTCCACTGCTCGTTGAGCGACTGTGGAAGTTCAAGGAAATCGGTGGATAGCTCGGGACTATAGAAGTTGCCCGCGCTCGCTTGGGATGTGACATCGCCGGAGTTGAATCCTCCACCGCCGCCACCTCCTCCACCGCCGCCTGGGCTGAAGCCGCCGCCGCCAGCCGTTCCGCCACCTGTGCCTGGACCGCACGATGCCGCAACCTTGGCTCGGAATCCGGTTTGGAGAGCCTTGGACCGCATGGTGCCAACGACAACCCTTTGCGGTTTCCCAATCTGAAGGGATGGCCGTGTGTTGGGAACCTGCGCTACTTCACGCTCACCCTCATTTTTCTTGAGAGTGGAAGGTGAGGCTGTTCCCGCTATTGCGTTATTTGACCCTTCGGCTGGCATTGCTCAGACCTTTCTTGTGGTTTTGTGGTTTGTGGTTGTGTGGGTTAGTCGATGGTGCCGGCATCGAAATCGTCGAAATCGAGGTCAACACCATCGGTGGTTACATAGGCGGATCGGCCGACCGCCCGAAGTGAGCCCATCGCTGCCGTGAGGCTGCGCGCTATCCGCGTCTGCTCTCGACCCTCTGGGGAGTTCCGATGGATAGGGACTGCTTGAAGGGCCGCGAGGGCCCGCCGGAGAGCCCGTGAGGCGTCTCCTACGTGGCTCTGGACCTTGGTTTGGGCGTCGGCCAGGGCACCGACACGCCTCTTCTTCTGGGCCGTGATGCGGTCCAGGTGAGCTTTCTTGCGATTGGTGGCTCGCTCATCCCGTTCCTGACGCCGGGCAACCCGTTGCGCGAGGATTCTATCCTCGCGCTCCTGCTCAGTGCGCTCTCGGATGACTTCCTGGATGGTCTGCCGCTCAACCTGGGTCTGCGCCAGTTCCGGCTGATCGGTATCCGTTGGGTTTGCCATGACAGCCCTCCACCCTACCGCCACTTCGGCGCTTTGGAGAGCACCCCTTTCTCAATGGCGATCTTGATGCAGTTCTTGAGCAGTTCGATGTCCTTGGCGGATCCTTTGAACAATCGCTCCCAAGAACCACCCATGACAGAAAACACGTTGGTTACTTTGTCGAATTCGTCGGGATCAGGCGCGATACCCTTCTTCTTGTAGAAAGCATCGAGCATGTACCGGATAAGCCGATGGTCGGCCCTCGGGGGGTCCGATGGCAGGATCCCTTTTGCCACGGTTCACCAACTCCGCTTTTTTGGAATCTGACGCTTGGGGTCAGAGCCTCCAAGAAGCCGAAGCCGGTGGTTGCGGCGACGGGTCTTGGCCGAGACGTTCCGTTGGTTAGGGTCTTGGTTTCGGGTTCCAGCGAAATGCTTGGTCGCTCCAATGCTCTGACTTGCGAGCCACACCGCACGGGCCAAAGCATCCGACATATCGTCGTGCTTCCCATCGGTCTGTGGGGCCTGGACGTTGATGATGTACTTGGACTTGTACTCGGCCTGGAGAGATTTCAACTCATCCAGGTACGGGAGATGGTCGGGAACTTCTTTGCCGGCAGCCTGGAGCTTGCGTCGCTCGGTATCCGTGATGTCGAACAACACGAGCTTCTTGTCCCAGATCATCGACTTGAGGTTCTGGAAAATCATCGAGTTCAGCGGAGCCGTGAAATGCTCCCCCTTCATCTGCTGGAGGCCCTTCTTGGCAAGAGCTTGCTCCAACGGGATGGCGTTCCACATATCGAACATGCCGGTATGGAAGTAGAATCTCCTCGACAGCGCATGAATCCAGTTGGCTACGTCGTCGAACTCCAGCCGCTCTTTGTCCGCGAACTCACCCTCACCGGCTTTGATCTGAGCGATGTAGTCCAACACGATGCGCTGCTGGTCATCCAAGTGGACGATAGCGATGGCACTGGCATCGTTCACGAGACCAAGGTCGAATCCCACGAAATAGGGACGACGGGCATCTCCACGGCTACGGGGCTTCAGATTGGGGTCGATGCAGGCGTACAGATCATCGGGGTTGTCGAGCCAACCCAACGTCCTGTCGGTGAACTCCCCACCAAACTCGGTGAAGAACACGTTGGCGTCTTGAGCGTACTTCTCTTTGAAGACCCCGGCGGGAACGTAGGGGTTGACTTCCCAAGTCGGAGCTTGGATGCAGAGCATGTTGTCCCCAGCGTCTCCGCCGGATTTTCCAAGCTCAAACAACTTGTAGAACAGCCCTTGCTTGCCCAGGGGCGATGAGATCAGGATGATCCGGCCGTCGGACTGGGTGTCCTTCCCCTCAACCGGGCGTCCGTACTCGTCCTTGGGCGTAAAAGTCGCAGAAGACGGAGACACCGCGTCGTAGACCTGATCGGCCGAAGACCCGCCTTGCTCGATGAAGTGGGCCACCTCGTCGAGAATGATGACGATGTTACCGGCACCACGAAGACCCTTGGCGTTACAGGCAGCGAACGTCACCTTGATGGATGCGCGCGCCTTGGGGTTCTCGTGGTAGGGGCCAAAATCTTCGATGTCCTTGGGTGTTTGGAACCGCGCGTAGGACATCGTGTGGTTGGCGGTGTACCGCTTGAAGAACGAGCATTTGGCAAAGTGGCCGGAAACTTCCTGGTAGAGAAGCCCCGCCTGGTCCTTGCCCGTCGCCACCGAGATGAGTTGGATCATCGAGTTGGGAGTGAACCCGTAATAATGCTGCGGGAACCCCTTGTTGATGAGCTTGTAGGTCTCGTAGGCAGCGATGCAGGCAGAAATCGTAGTGTTGTGGTTCGTCATCCCATTGGCGACGAAACTCGCACCTTCGGGGACGTTAAGATCAAACACACGCTCCTCGCCTTCCCACATCTCGACCACAGGATCGAAAAAATAGTCAGCATCTTGGAGGGTCTCAAAATGTTTTATGACTTCCACATCAGCCCCGGTCTCCACCGCCACTCGGAGAGCTTTTTGAAGTCGCGGGTACGTGATGTTTTCCTCTGAAGAAGGTTTGCAGGCATTCCCCAGGGCTTCTCTGAGTGTCGAACGGGACCACCCCTGACCCGGATTGGCCTTCGGAACACTGTGAAGCAACTTGCGAACCCAGGCTTTCTGGTGAGGGATGCTTTCGGTATCGCCGCCTTCTTTCCCGGCTGCCGCCAGTGAAGCCAACAAAGGCTCCATCTTCTTCTGACTCAGAAATCCAATCTGATCCGCAAACGCTTGGCGCGACCGTAACCCACGGACATTCAAATGATAGTAGTGCCGCTCGGTTGTCGTGTTCCATCTAGGCTTGATACGACTAACGATGCCCATGTTGGTGAGAAGAACCTGGACTTCTCTAGCCAACCTTCCGCTTGCGGTACAAAACGAAACGGTCTGGCCTCCGCTCTCCACCCCGCCGTCCGTTTCAAACAACCCCTTCAGGAAAGCACAAACCACCGACTTGGGGGATTTGAGAATACTCCAAGGGATCGATTTGTCGTAACGTCCGGCGTCCCAATTGAAACCGAGTTCGTGTAAAAATTCCCTCCACGCAACACTGTGAACACGTAATGCTCCGGTGTGGGCCGTGCGTTGGTCTGGAGTCACAGAGGGGGGCTCTCCCAGAAGCTCCGTAAACAGCCCGAACATCTGCATCCACGTTTCATGGTGCTCGATCGTCATGGATACCGACATTCGGTTCGTCCATCCACCATCTCCAACGAGAGCACCCAGCAACAATCCCCATTGCTCCGTCAGTCGCTCAGGG